GCAAATCTATTAGTGCAAGCTCAAGACCTACTAGAGCGTAACATTGATAGGAAAGTTAACTCTGTTCATTCATTCAATGACAGTAACCCAGAAGCAACTAAAACGATTCCAGCTAAGCAATTAAAAGCTAGTGAGATCATCGCAGTTGCCAATGAGCTTTACTCTTTCGTAGAACAAAAGTAAAATAACTGTTGACAAACGCAGTAAACTGTGTTATAATATATGGGTTGGGTATGATTATTCAACCCATTCTTTATTCACAATTACCAAAAATAAAGGTTGACAAATGGCCCAATATGGTATATAATAAAGGGATATTATGACAAAAAAGCAAATAGGAGATTCAAACATGGCAGTTGTGTTACTGACGCCAGATAAGATACACCATGAAATCTCAAGACAACTATCTAGAGGTGTTCCTTATATTGAAGCACTTGTAGATTTCGCTGAGAAGAATAACTACGAAATAGAAACTATTGCTCAAATTGTTAAGAAAAGCTCAATACTTCGTGAGAAGATTAGAACAGAAGCTATCGGCCTTAGAATGGTAAAGGTTGATGAACAAAAAGCAAACCTAGACGACCTATGTAATGATAAATGATGAAGGCTTTGAAACTTACGTAAATTACTTGGCGTTGAAGAAACACTTCACAAGTGATGCTTACGACTATGTAAAGTACAATGGAAAGATCAGAGCATCAATCGATAAATTTCGTACTCGTAATGATGCATACTTCTTTTTGAAGTTGTCGAAAAAAGAAGATACAGTCAACTATATGTTGGCAAATTTTATAAATAATCCAAATATCTGGATAAGGCAGATGCTAGACAGCGAAGCCGAATACAGATACAACGATTGGAGGAAAAAGATTGAGTCATTGACTTATACTTTTAAATCCGAGCTGAAACATCTTAAAGATGACTATCAGCAAAACTTTATATCACGAGATGGTCAACATCCGTATATCATGACACAGTATTGTCAGAAGAAGATTTCATTAGAGACCTTCACTATTCTGACTCACGCTGCCAATATTTTTGAGTATTGGAGTGAAAAAGTAGTTGACAAAATTATCTCACGTGATATAATAAGACTATCAAGAAAGTATAAACCTTTCTTGTTATACGATGAAAAGAAGTTTAAGGACATAATTCGTGTCCACTTCGATGTGTAATACTACGCAAATATAACGCTATATTAAAGGAGAAACAACTATGGCACCTACTAACTTTGCTTCGCTCAAGAAGAATCGTTCGAAATCTCTAGAATCACTGAATGCTCAGCTCGATAAGATTTCATCTAAATCATACCAAGACCCTAACGCAGGGAAAGTCTGGAAACCAACAAGAGATAAAGCTGGAAATGGCTTTGCAATTATTCGTTTCCTACCAGCTACCGAGGGCGAAGAAATGCCTTTCGTAAGAGTTTGGGACCACGGCTTTCAAGGCCCTACTGGTTTATGGTATATTGAAAACAGCTTGACTACTATCAACCAAGACGACCCAGTATCAGAGTTTAACTCTAAACTTTGGAATACAGGTGTTGACGCTGATAAAGACCAAGCTCGTAAACAAAAACGCAGATTGAAGTATACTTCTAATGTGTATATTGTCAAAGACCCTAGCAATCCGGATAATGAAGGCAAAGTCTTTATGTATTCGTTTGGTAAGAAAATCTTTGATAAGTTGAATGATCTAATGAATCCGACTTTTGAAGACGAAGATCCAGTAAATCCGTTTGACCTGTGGGAAGGCGCTAACTTTAGACTTAAAATCCGTCAGTTTGAGGGTTACCCAAACTACGATAAGTCTGAATTCGATGCACCGTCTCCGCTGTTAGATGACGATGATGCAATGGAAGCTGTATGGACACAACAACATTCTTTACAGTCTCTTGTTGAAGAAGGCAACTTCAAAACTTACAGTGAACTCAAGACCAAGCTCTTTAGAGTATTGGACCTTGCAGCTGAAACTCCTGAAGTGGCAGCACCGTCACCTTATGAAACTACTACCACAGAATCAGACGATCTTGATATTTCAAGCTCAATTAGAGAAGCATCACCTGCGACTCCTGATGTAGCAGAAAGTAGTAATGCATCTGTTGATGATGATGACGATGATCTTGCAATCTTTAAAGATCTCGCCAGAGGCTAAACCAGAGTGGGGCTGCTTACTCAGGGCCCCACATTTACAGGAGAAAGTATGTCAACTAAACAAACAATCGACATGACCAATTTTGATTTTGGCTTTACAGCCATGACAGAAGATGAGTTATCAGTAGTACAAGAAAGTAAAGCTCAAGTAGAAGCATCATCAGCAACAGCTGAAAGCGCAGCTGCCAAAGCTCAAATCATGTACGAAGCTGTAATTCCATTGTTAAACAATCTCAAGGCTAACCCAGAAAAAGATTATATCTACTGGCCTAACCGTTACGAGAAACTTGACGCTTTTGCAGATCAATTACATCAAATTCTAAGCGGAGAATAAATTATGAGTCTATTAGACAAAATGTTGAAGGCGGGGTCAGTCAAAGGATCGACTGTCCTATCTAAATCGTCCTTCTTTAATGTTAAAGATCCGATACAAACAGAACTTCCTATTGTGAATATCGCTTTCTGCGGCTCACTTAAAGGTGGTTTACTACCCGGCTTGACCGTAGTAGCAGGTGAATCAAAGAGTTTTAAAACTTTGCTTGGCCTATACTGCATGAAAGCTTATCTAAAGAAATATCCAGAAGGTGTTGCAATCTTATATGACTCAGAGTATGGTATTACTCCAGAGTATCTTGAGAGTTACAACATTGATACTGACCGTGTTATTCACGTTCCAATCGAAGACGTAGAGCAACTTAAGTTTGACGCTACTAAACGACTAGACGAGATTGACAAGGGCGATAAAGTCTTTATTATGATCGACTCTATTGGTAACTTGGCCTCTCGTAAAGAAGTACAAGATGCTCTAGATGAGAAATCAGTTGCTGATATGACAAGAGCAAAACAGCTTAAGTCACTATTCAGAATCGTTACACCTAAGCTAACTGGTAAAGATATTCCAATGGTTGCTATTAACCATACCTATAAAGAAATCGGTCTGTTCCCTAAGAACATCGTTTCAGGTGGTACTGGTATTTACTATTCAGCTAATCAGATCTTTATTATATCTAAATCTCAACAGAAAGAAGGTACTGACCTTAAAGGGTTCAAGTTCACAATTAATATTGAGAAGTCTAGGTATGTTAAAGAAAAAGCTAAACTACCATTTACAGTATTGTACGATACAGGTATTCAGAAATACTCAAGTCTATTTGAATTAGCACTTGAATCTGGACACTTATGTAAAGCTAACCAAGGGTGGTACAACGTAGTTGACCAACGAACTGGTGAAGTAATTGAACCAAAGCGTAGGCTGAAAGATATCGAAGCTGATACTCCGTTCTTTGAAGGGCTGATCGCTGATGCTAAGTTTAACGAGTATGTTGAAAGTAAATTCAAATTAACTACACTTGAAATGGGAGAAGCTGAAGATGATAGAGAAGACGATCTTATCGAATCTGATACTGAATGAGGAGTATAGCCGAAAGGTATTTCCTTATCTCAAAGATGATTACTTTGAAGACTTGTCCTATCGTAAAATCTTTAATACCGTTACCGAGTATGTAGAACAATACAAAGAGCCTCCCACCATAGAGGCTCTGCGTTTGTCACTTGAAAAACGTAAAGATCTTAACGAAGATACTTATACCACTATTCAATCTTTACTTGGAACGTTCTCAGCAGACGAGACAACCAATCAACAATTCTTACTTGACGAGACTGAAAAGTTCTGCCAAGACAAAGACTTGTACAATAGTATCCGTAAATCTATTCTGATACTTGATGGTGAAGAAGGTGAAATCGATAAAGGAAGTATACCAAAACTGTTATCAGATAGTCTTGGCATTAGCTTTGACTCAAGTGTTGGTCACGACTTCCTCGAAGATGGCGATGATCGTTATGAACATTACCACAGAAAAGAAGAACGTATTCCCTTTGATATTGATATCTTAAACAAGATTACCAAAGGTGGCTTACCTCGTAAATCAATGACAGTATTACTTGCTACGACTGGGGGTGGTAAATCACTGCTCAAATGTCACATGGCAGCTAATCATTTGATGTATGGTAAGAATGTTCTCTACATTACTATGGAGATGGCCGAAGAAGAAATTGGTCGTCGTATTGATGCTAATATCATGGATATCACAATGGACGAAGTGAACGAGATTCCTCGTGATGTTTATGATAAGCGATTAGCTAGATACAAAACTAAAACTACTGGTAAGCTTATTATTAAAGAATATCCTACTGGTTCTGTTCACTCTGGTCATTTTAGACATCTACTAAATGAACTTGAGATGAAGAAAAACTTTAAACCTGATGTGATATTCCTTGACTATCTTAACATCTGTGCATCTTCTCGTGTTAGAGGAGCTGCTGCTGCTTCAAGCTATAACCTAGTTAAAAGTATCGCAGAAGAAGTACGTGGTCTAGCAATGGAGTACAATTGTGCAGTTGTAACATCATCTCAGTTCAATAGAGATGGTTATGGTAATTCTGATGTTGATCTTACAAATACATCTGAATCTATGGGTATTACTCACACAGCAGACTGTATCTTAGGTCTAGTAACATCAGAACAACTCGATGAACTCGGGCAACTCATGCTCAAACAGTTAAAGAATCGTTGGGGTGACTTAGGTTACTATCGTAGATTCTTAGTTGGTATTGACCGCGCTAAGATGAAGATCTACGAACTTGAAGAATCAGCACAAAATAACGTTAATCTTGACGAAGGCTCTGGTGGTGGCTCTGGAAAAAAGATGAAGAGCTATGATGACGACGGACCCGTGTTCGATAAGACAGATATTGGTATGAGACTAAAAGGCAAACGCAAAGGGCAAGTTTTTTCTGACGCACAACTAACGTGATTGTAACGTGATTATAAATAACTGAAACTGTCCTATACAATTAACAAGGTAACTATGAAGAGTTTTAGCACATTTAAAGAGCACGAAAGTCGACCCAAAGAAGAAACGCCAGAACCAATCCAAGAGACCGCAGTAGTCGAAAGATACTCACCTCTTGGATTTGGTTTAAAGCAGTTTCAATTGGATGAGGCTCCTCTCGGTCCCGTTTCTTATGACGGTGACGACGAAGCATTCGCATTAGAAATTGCTTCTAAACTTGACGATGGTATTAGCTCTATCAATGCTGCGATCGAGCTTGACAATCGTAGAGATAAAACTAACGGTGCTAAGGTTGGCGTCTTTGCTATTATGCCTGATAACCTAAGAACTAAATGGTCTGCTTTAGCTAATCAGATTATTGAAGATTCAGATGATTTAGAATCTGCTACTATACCTGATGGCCGCAAAGAAAAGGATGTCTCCGTAAAGCATAAAGATATGGACAGATATGTTTATATCAATTGTAGACCAGACGGCAAGAGAAGTAAAGCAGGTGACGATCCCAACGAGCTAATGACAGCTGCCCTGTGTCTTAAAAATTCTTTAACTGCACCCAAGACTGTTGAAGAAATGGACGAACTGATTAAATTTGTTCAATTAAACTTAAGCAAAGTCAAAGGCGCAAAACAATCCCAGATTGATAGTTTAGAGGGAGATTACGTTAACTTGTGTTCAGCAGTATCAGCTGCTTTAACTATCCATAAAAACAAATATGGTAATGCTGATATGGTCTATTTAACTGGACAAGCCTGGGACCAAGACGTAAAACAATTTCAAATTACAAAGTACGGAATGAAAGACTTTAATAGTTCTGACTTTATTATTAAGAAAGGTTCTTCATTCTTAGGTGTTTCACTAAAGAAAAAGCAGCTTTATTCTCAGAAAGATCCTACCTTAATTAATAAATCATTCTCTACTCTTTTCCAAGATAGTAAATTTAATAAAATGATGGCAGAGCTCGATAAAAGAGCTGCTCAATTCTATTTACGTGTTCTAGTCGTAGCAAAACAAAAGAAAATTGCATCGCCAAAGCTATTAGCTGATATGGAAAAAACAAGACCCAATGCTAAAAATTGGAAGAAGTTTATTCAGCGCATTCCAAACGATCTAATTAACTCACAGTTAAAAGGCAACAAATCTTTATTCAGAAGTATGTCAATGATTATTCTGAAAAATAAAGAGTTAATGGCAAATCAATTAATTCAATTAATATTTAAAGCTGATCTCAAGGATCTGAAGAAAGTTAATTTTGATTTTACTCTAGTTACTGGTATAGGTGATTACGGACCTCGTAAAGGTGTTGATGTTAAAATTGGTGATTATAAAGATATTGATACAGTTTCAACAAAGCTTAATGAAATAGTTAAGAATGAAAAAATAACGATACGAGAAACCCCAGGTGCTGTACAAGCATTCAATGAGGGTGCTACTGCAGCAACATTAAAGTTTGATTTGATGATTGGTAAATTACCAGTTTGTCATATTGAACTAAGATATAAAGGCAACTTCAGATCAGCACCGTCGTTCACTGCAATAATGACAGACGAATTTAAGAGTCTCTACAAATGATAAGATTTCAAACGTATTTAAATGAGGCCACTGGTGCCAACCTTCACATGACGCATTTAGAAGATGCTATACTTGATGGAGGAGTAATAGGAACACGTAATGTATTCCAATACTTGCAAGCACTTCGTGATATGCTTGGTGGAAACACTAAAGCTCCTGTTAGCTTATCAGTTAAATGGGATGGCGCGCCTGCGATATTTGCTGGTAAAGACCCAAGCGACGGGAAATTCTTTATCGCGAAAAAGGGATTATTTAACAAGAATCCAAAATTTTATAAAACAGCTCAAGAAATTGATGATGACACGGGCTTAGCTGGAGAACTGAATAGTAAATTCAAAACTGCTCTGGCAGAGTTCTCTAAACTAGGTATTGAAGGAGTAGTACAAGGTGATTTATTATATACGAAGGACGATCTTAAAACAGAGAATATTGGTGGAGAATCGTGTGTTACTTTCCATCCTAATACCATTGTTTACGCGGTACCTGTCGATAGCAAGCTCGGCAAACAAATTCAAGGATCCGAAATCGGTGTGGTTTGGCACACAACATACAGAGGAGCAGATTTTGAATCAATGTCTGCAAGTTTTGGTAAGGCGATCTCAAGTAAACTCAAAGAAGTTAGATCGGTCTGGCACGTAGACGCTGTATTTAAAGATGAGTCTGGTAACGTAACATTTACTGATAAAGAAACAAAAGCATTTAATAAACTATTATCTGATGCTGGTCGTATATTCAGAACGATCAAGCCATACGCTCTCAATGAGTTATCAAATAATAAAGAATTAAATCAGAGAATAAACGTATTCATTAATAAAAAGGTAAGAGACGGCCAACGTATTAAAAACGTACCACTTGCTATTAAGGGTATGGAAGAATTTATTAAAGAATATTACGAAAAAGAAGCAGGTAAAGTTAAATCACAAGCTGCTAAAGATCGTAAGTATGCTACTCGTGATGAAGTACTCAAGTACTTTAACAAACAGAATATAAAAGAAGTTAATAAAGTATTCCAACTATATAATTTATTAGTTGATGCTAAGTTAATTGTTATTGATAAGCTTAACTATTCAGATGGTTTAAGAACTCTTTTGAAAACAAAGGATGGCTTTGAAGTAACAGGACAAGAAGGGTTCGTTGCTATTGACCATGTTGGTAGAAACGCGCTCAAACTAGTTGATCGTTTAAACTTTAGTAAAGCAAACTTTTCAACAGAATACATTAAAGGATGGCA